GAGTCTGTTTGTTTTTCCCCATTGCTTTCCAGAACCGCTCGCCATAGTTCAGTTCTCCGCAGTGATTTGTTGATGGTCTTGTATCGGTCGATGATCGCGTTGTGGATCTCCGCGTTGAAGTCGTACAGATCATCATTGTTCTCGATCATGATTTGCTCGACGTTCGAACTTGTCCGAAGGTTTGCCGATCCGTGAATGACGATCTTGTTTCCTCCGATCGTTCGGATGAGGCATATTTTCGTGTGAACGCTGGCAACGGCGAGTTGAAACCTGTTCTCGATGTCCAGCTTTTCGTACAGGTATGGAACCATTCCGCTACGTTCGTGCGAGAAAAAGAAGTCCGAGACGATCAGGTTCAGTTGTGCGACGTGTCCACCGCTCAAAAGTCCGGATAGGCTATCCACGTTCTCATCGGACATACTGAGCGTTGAGATGGTCAGTTCTTCAACTTCCCATTCGTTCTCGACGATTAGCGCCTCGATGAAGTCACCAAAGATGAAGTTTCCGTTGATGATGCAGTAAAAGCGCGATCCTTTTGCCGGGTTTCCGATCTCCGTTGCGAGTTCGGCCGCGTTGTCGTACTTCAAAAAACAATCGGCTATTTCAGGCTCGAATCGTGGCTCGATGTAGCGCGACTTGGAAATTCCAGCGACTTTCTTGATCGTGTTGAGAGCGAAAAGGTTACTCATCTTCGCACCAGACGGCATGCTCGAGATCCGGCCACTCGAAAACAGGGATTCCCGATTGTTTTGCCGCATCGATCTCTGCGTGGGTGCCGGATGAGTTTTGCCAGTTGGGCGCCAGGACGACGAGATCGCAGCGGAGCATGATGTCTATCAGCCCATCCAAGAAGGACTGGTCGTCGCACACGCCGTCAAAGTGCGCGGTGTTTGAGTGAGGACAAATAACGGCGTATCCACGCGCCCACAACTCGGCAGAGACCCTTCTGGCCGACTCGATGTTCTGGTGGACGAACCACTGGCCCCGACTGTCTCGGTAAGGGCCAGCAACGTAAGCGACTTTCTTCGTTGCGTTGCGAGTGTTATTCATCTTCTCCCATCCATCGCTTGCGGAGAAGGAAAAGCGCCCTAGTGGAAAAGTGCGCGTTGACTGCGATCGAAACGGCCGTGAGTTGTCCGCTCAATCCTTGCCAGTCGCAGATATACATTGTCACGATGCCGACGAATGATGCGATTACGGTTTCCGATGCAAGCGAGCAGAGCGAGAAAGCGTTACTTGATTGCGCCTTGAGCTTCACGAGATAGGCCGAAAGCGCCCCGAACGAACTGAGCCATACGGCCCATGCGTAGGAGGTCGGCGGGAGGTCTGGCGGAAAACGCCCTGCATCATTCGGTATCATCGCTAGAATTCAGGATGCATGCATTTATCCCTCTTTCGATCAGATCCATGCGTGTGATGATGTTTTGGTCTATTTCCTGGCTGCGGTATGTTCCGAGCAGGAACACGGCGCCAGTTGCCAGCCATGCGAGAAAAACCGCCGCCCAAAGCAGTGAGAATTGCCGTCGCGCTTGGTTCAAGTGGCACTCCTGCTGTGTGCAGCGGTTTTCTGTCATCACGAAACCTTGAGCGATTCCAGATCGACTCCCTGGTTCAATTCGCGCTTGATCCAGTTCGGCGTATGGCCGCGCCCGGTCCACGCTTCTGCGGGGTTTTTCGGATTGCGGTACTTCACCTGGAGAGTCTTGCCTTTCAGTGGTGATTCCTTCGATTGAACCCTTGCCATTTCACCCTCGTTTGTCACGCCAAAAAAACGGCCCATGCTGAGCCGACCACTATGACCGCCGAGATTGCTATGGTGTCCCACCCGTAGCGATGCCCAGCGAACCAAATCAAAGTCCACGCGCCCGTGATTGCCTTCATCGAACGATCCCCCAATCGCAAGAAATAACCGCCATGCCGCCATCGATCATGCCTTTTTTTGCGCCCGGTACTTGCTGCCATTGTTCGGCCCATAGCATTCGGCCTGACGATGAACAATCGACGTGGACGCATCCGCAGAGTAGCAATGCGATCAGGATCATGACGCGAGCAGTCCTACACACAGGAGCGCGGCGGTCCATCCGACCATCCATCCGATCATCGTATACAGTGCGATTCGTGCGGCCTTGAATCGTTGACGCTTGGTCATGACCGATCCACGAAGTGGTTAATCATGTCCTTGCCTGTGCGGCCCTGATACCAGCCTTCCACGGTTCGCTTGCTGACTCCGTACCGATCTGCAAGTGCTTTCTGCGAAAACATGGCATTTAATCGGTCGATCATGCGTTGTCTAAAATCCCCTGCGGCGATGAGTTCGGGCACGCTGGCCCATGACATCCTTTTCGCTGCATTCTCCGGTTTCTGACTCGGTTTCGACTGCTGCCAAAAATCGTCGAGTTTCTGCAATGCCGCCAAAACGTTTCCCATTGCGATGCTGACGCGCTTGACACGGTTTCTGTGTCCGGTCGGCGTATTCGCCTCGGATGTCACGTCTTGCCATACTTCCTCAAGTCGATCTATTGCGTCCGAAACTTCGTCGGCGTATTTCTCAAAGCGCACGCCCCGATTCCCTTGCTTTGACGTATGCGCGTAGCAGTGCTTTTCCGCCTTCGTCAGCTTCCACAGGTTTCCCTGGTTCGATCGTGATATGCACGGTTTGCGGGATTGGTGGGAGCGTACAAAGGCATGGTTTCGGCCCGATCACTGGATTTTGTACAGGTGCAGGTCCAGCGAGTCGTAAATCCTTCGGTCCTACTTGAACGCAACCAAAAAAACCCGCGCAGAGACACGCGAGAGTCGCAGCGCGGGCAGTGGTCGCGAGGTAGGAGATCATTTAGCGCGGCGGGAAATTAGGCCGATGCCTGCGAGAGACGACGCGAACAGCCACAAGGCTGCGGGTATCGGTACGGGATCGCATTTCGGCGGAGGTGGTTTCGGGTGATGTACTCGTTCGAAAAAGATGTCGCTCCCTTGGTAGGTCATTGCCTCGCTGACTTCCATAGCGCCAGCCTGAGCCGAAAACAGAAACGCGATCACAAACAGGTTTTTCATTGGATACCCCTTAAAAAGAGTTCTTTTTCAGCACGACGTCTGCGCACAAGTCCGCGCGATACTTTGCCTCCTGCTTTGTTCCACTTCGTGAATTCATCAGCGGCTTTCGTGTCGAGTCCCTGGTTCAACAGCTTGAGCAGAGTTGAGCCTTGAAACGCCCCGACTCCGACGTTGAAAACAAACGATGCCAGCGCATCGACTTGTTCTTGTGCGAGTTCGTCCGCGTGCAGGATTTGCTTTTCGGCTTCTTCCCAATGATCTTCGACTTGATGCTGTAGCAGAATCTCGGCCTCTGCTTGACTTATCCAGAGCGACGGCTTTACCGGCTTACCGGCTATGCGAGTCGTTCCGTATCCGATCGTCCAGACACCGGCAGGGCATTTGTACGCGCGCAGTTTGCATCCTTCGAATTCTCGAATCAGTGCGAGGCCGCGCAACGATACTTGCCTCACTGATTGCGCCTCACAATGTCATCGATGCTCGGCGGGCTTACTTGTGCCGCGATGATATCGGCCTTGATCGTGTCTTGGTTTCTGCGGAGTCCGATATAGCCAAGTCCGTTTCCGACCATGAGGAATGCCGAGTCGAAGTCATGCAGTCCTGAGATTGCGCCGATGATGCCGTACAGGATCAAAAGCGCGCCTGCTGTTTTCGTGAGCCAGCCTTTCATTTGGTTTGCTCCTGGCCGATCTTGAACAGTCGAAAGCCAAGCTCAAGCGCCAGGCGCCGGAACGATTCCGACAAGCTCGGGCACGGGTCTTTCGGGTCTTCGCCCCACGCCTTGATCTCGTCCAAAACGCCATGCCGTCGCAGTGAATTAGCGTCTGAGTCTGGCGTTCCTTCCTTGAACTTTTTCTCTGCCCATCGGCCAACAGCGGCGACGACGCGCTCGATGATTTGCTCACCGAGGATGTAATTCGCGAGTTGAGTGAGTAACCAGTAGAGCATTGAGTTCATGGCGTGATCTCCGATTTATCGCCTGACCGTAGCGCAAAAAAGGTGAAACGTTCCATATGGTTTATTTCACTCGTCTTCCACGTCCAGGATGTTGATGATTTGCCGCTTCGATAGCCTGTATCGGACTGCCAGAACTTCGATTGTGAGGCCTGTCTTGTGATCGTTTCGGATCTTCTCGTTCCTGTCGTTGCGCAAGATTGAATCGGCCCGTTGGATGTAGACGAATTGCCCACCGAGGCGCTCTGCGATTGCGAGCGCAGCTGGAATTCCTGCGATTGCTGCAATTTCACCGAGAGCGCCTGGTAGTTTCATGAGATGGCCAATGCGTATCCGAAATACATCCCAGCGACAAACCCGCACAACATCGCGAGCGATGAAATCAGGACAACTCCGAGCATTCGGCCCGAGCATTCTTCGTGGTTATCTTCCATTGGATTCTCCTGCAAGTTTCGCAACGCGCTTCAAAACGAGATACCCGATCAAGTCAAGTTCTGTATCTTCACCGGCATTTGATCCCCGAGCGATGCGGGATAGCTTGTCGTCAATCCGCACGTTGATTTGCTCGATCGAATCGGCCCGACTGAATACACGCAGCGGGTTGATCGCAGAGTCTCCATAGGCCGAGTTTTTCTGTAGCAGAACGTCCTTGATTTCATCGCACACCATGACGATCAATTCCTGAGTATTCATCGATCATCTCCCGATCCTCCGAGCACTCCGCGATTCTTGCGGTCTGCCAGTTTTTCGAGATTGGCTTGTGCAACATCTTGCAGCGATAGCCCGTACTCGTAGCTAATCATCGCCACCATCCATAGGACATCTCCGAGTTCCTTTCTGAGCTTCAATACTTTCTCTCCATCCAAGATGCCGCCGTTGTCCCTGCTTGCCTTGGCAATGATTCCGCAGACTTCGCCCGCTTCCTCTGCGAGTCCGAAAACCGGGTAATCCTTGCCTGGGTAGATTGCCGTTTGCGCGGCCCTGGTCTGGTAGGTGTCAAAGTCCATGTTTCACCTCAAAACGGGATATCGTCCTCAAACGGGACATCTGACGGCGCGGAACTGGCACGCGAAGGCGCCATTTCTGACCGTGGCGCCGCGCTTTGCGTTTCATGTCCCCTTGGTTGTGGGTCGTACAAATTCGCGAACACACGTGACTCTCCTTCCTTCCGTTGGAATCCAGCGAGGTTCACATGAGCGTCGAGCGTGATGTACTGCCGCCCTTCGTGCTCGTGCAGTTGCCCTATGGTCACGTAGCGTCGCTTGGTTTCGCCGTCGCGTGTTGTGTATTCGCCGTTGGTGACGACGAGGTTTTTTAGAATCATGCTGTAGCCTCAAATTTAAGCGTTTCACCCTTACCCGCTACCGTTGTAGCTGGCATTTCGTTTGCGTTGAAAATTTCACGTCTGACGATGGCTGCGTTCGGCATTTCTGATCCTATCCAGTATCCATTTCGATCGATCATCCCGATTTTTTGCATTTCTTCGCTTGTCATGCATCGCCTGTCTTTCCCATGTCGTCCTGTACGGTGCATGTCAAATGCGCCAACAGAGCGAAATTGTTTACCGCAACCTCTGCATTCATGCATTGCCTAAGTACTCCTCGATGATTTGCGTTGCCTGTTCGAATCCATGCGCGACTTCCGCCGCGTAACCTGCCGTCCGTAGCCGCGCGATCCATTCGCGCTGTTCCTTCGAAACCGCCGATGCGGTTGTTCCTGTCGCTTTCAGTTCGAGATAAAGCCCATGCCGAGATCCGCGTGGGATTGCGATGCAGAGATCCGGCACGCCAGGTTTCACGCCTTCATCTTTCATCCGTGCCGCCACAGCCACATGGCGGTGTCCGCCGTTTGGGATTGCGTAGGCACTCGGCCACACGTCCGGGTGACGGATTTGTAGCCAGGTCATCAGCACGCACTGCTCCGTGTGTTCGTCACGGCGAAATGTGGCTAAGCGTTTCGCTCGCATCGTTTCGCAAAGTCTGGGTAATCTTGTGCTGCCATGATCCGGCCCGATCGAAACAACTCGCCGCTGCGAAACTTGATGACGATCGCGGCCGGCCGGCCGAATGCCTGCGACATCTGCGAGATCCACTCGGCAACATCCGGCGACTCGGTCTTGAGCCGTTCGAACACTGCGCGTTTGCGGTCGGCTTCATTCGGGACGGACAATGCAAACGCGAGAATCCGCTTGTCGATGTCATCCATTGCGGAAGTGCTCGGCGCAGAAATAAACCTGATCCGTACTCTCGGAGTGAGTTGTCATTGCGATTTGTCCCGGCTTTCCGCAATCGTGGACCGGGCAGGTTTTCGGCATTCCGCGATGGCGAATTCGCGGCGCTGTTGCCATCAGCTTTTCGTGTGCTGAAATCGCCTTGTCGAGTCGCGTATTCCGTTCGTCCGCATCTTTCGGCGCCGGTCTTGTGAGGATCTCTCGCATGATCTCGATGCAGCCCGCGGCAATGTCGTTGCCTTCGTTCTGGGCTTCCAAGTGCGCGACATAACCGGCGATCCCTGATCCTGGCGGAATGCGTGGCTCACTTGCTTGCTTGATCGCGTACTCGTTGCGGATCGAATCAGCGAACACGGCACGGGTCGCAGTTGCGATATCCACGAGTTCCGGCATGTACGGTGCTTTTTCTCGCACTGCTCGCTCGTAACCGTCGATCACGCAGTCAGGTCGCGTGTCTTTGGTGCGATCGTGCAATCGCCAGCACCATGCGTTTTCGGTGAGGTCGGCCGGATCTCCGGTTTTCGTGAACTGCTTGGTGAACTTCACTCCCCAATCGGCCTTTGCCGCCTGGAACACGGAACGCACTGCGGATCGCATCGGGTCCGACTCAGAAAGGGCGGTCGTTGACGTCGTAGACGGAACGGGGTGCATTGGGTTTCCTCCAGTCGTTTTCGAAGTGCCTATCGCGGCCGATGAATCGCGCTGCCTGCATGACGTACTCGGTCCCGGTGATCCCTTTCGCATCGCAATGCGCGGCGTATCGCTGGGCGCCGAGAATCATCGTCCCTGGTCCGCAACCGTCTCGAATGCGAGCGGCCCAACAGCGGTAAGCGGCTGCCTTGCTGTCGGTCCCATGTCGCTTTGGGTATTGCTGCCAGAACTCTGCGAAGTCCTGATCGTTGTCACAGTCAAGCGAGCGACTGCGAGCGGCTTTCGGCTTGGTTGGCGGTTCGGCATGCGGTTCTGGTTCGGGGTCCGACATGGTTTCCCCCTTGCATCCCCCTTCCATTTCCATGTTCCTATTCCCTTCCTCTTCCCTTTCCCTTTCCTGGACATTTGTGAAGTTCTTGAATTTCTCTACTGCTTCCCCGTTGCTTCCCCGTTGCTTCCCCGTTGCTTCTTTGTCTGCTTTTTCAATGCTTGGGTATTTCTCTCCTTCGCTTGATTCCTTCCCGCTAAGTCGTTGATGCTTCTCGAATGAAGGAATGAATCCGTACTCTTTTCCTGCGACTTCGTAGCGTTCAACGAGTCGAGAATTGCAGAGTATTTGCAACGTCTCGCTCATGTCGAAGGACAGAAACGGCAGGATGTCGAGCTTGAGTTGTCGCGGCCGGTACTCGAATCGGCCCTTGCTGTCGCAGTGGCCCCAAAGTCCAGCGAACACGAGCATTACGTACTTGCCTGGGTTCGCGATCTCGATGTCTTGCAGTTCTTCATGCCGGAAAAATTCCGGCTTGATCGTTCGTATCCTGGCCATCTATGCAAATGCCTCGTCAAACATATCGACGGTCTTCGGCGTGTCGTCCGTTGCCGTGAGGTTTCGGACCGCCTGGTTAAAATAGGCGGGGTGCAGTTCCGTACCGATGTAGCGGCGCCCCAGTTCGAGTGCCGCAACGCCCTCAGATCCGACGCCAGCGAACGGCGACAGAACGGTGTCACCCTCGTTCGTCCATAGCGTGATCGCCCGCTTGGTGATGTTTAGCGGCATCGGACAAAGGTGCTTTTCTGCCTTTTCGTCGCGTGCGGCCTTGACGTTGAGCACGTCCGTTGCCTTTAGGTCGTTGTCACCCTTCCCGCTCTGCTCCGGTTCGAAGTTCCAAACGTGCGGCGATACTTCGAATGCGGGCCAAACTGGCGATGCAAGTTCCTGCCATGCACGAAGCGGGATCTCGCTTTTCGGATGCACGACTTCACGCACGAGGTCTTCTTCTCCTGGCTTTGCCCACTTGCGGAAAATCAGGAGATATTCCGGCATACCGACACGGCAGAAAGATGCGTCACCCTGGAATGTTTTCCACAAAAGTCCGTGCGCGTTGGTCTTGCTGCGCTCGAGTACCGGATCGCGAAAAATCGTCACGCGGCAGTGGAAGGTGAACCCTTCCTCAAGGTGCAATCGCGTTACCATGTCGCTGAACGGTCGAAGTCCGCTTGACCCGTCCGCGCTTGAGTTTTGGTAGTACACAAGATCCTTGACGTGAACCGCGCTCACGCGGCCAGGTCGCAGGATTCGATACTTCTCCCGCACCATGTACCGATACTGTTCGATGAATTCCTCGTCGCTGTCCACATTACCCATGTCAGCGATCGATTCGGAGTAGACGTAGAGCGACGAATAGGGCGGACTGTAAACCGCGAAGTCGATCGAATTGTCGGGTATGTTCTGCGCGAATAAAACGCAGTCCGAGTTATAAAGTGCCCAGTTTTTGCCTTGTGCTTGATCGATTACGTTGTTCATGCTGCAACCATCCATCGCGGTAGTTCTACTTTTTTCGTCGGAGCGTAGCCTTGCCGTACCGAGTACGTTTTCGATTCGCGAGACATTGCCTCCACCATCTCGGATTTCATGGCCGAGTGTTCCGATTGCTTGCGGGTAATCGCCTGCCAGATTTGCAGTTCTGTTTCCGCCAGGACAACATGAGCATGAACCGGCCTATGCTGCCCGAAACGCCAGAATCGGCGCACAGCTTGATAATAGGCTTCGTATGAGAAAGACACTCCAGCGAATACCGTGCGTGCGCAGTGCTGCCAGTTCAGGCCGAATCCCGCAATGCGCGGCTTTGTGAGAATCACTCGGGTATTTCCTTCTGAGAAGTCCACAAGGCGCGACTCCTTTTCGTCCGGTGTCATCGATCCGCGCACTTCAACGGCTTCCGGTATCCGTTTCAGTACGGCATCGGCGTCGTAGTTCGTCTCGACCCAGATTACCCATCGCTCGTTCGGTTCACGCGCAACGATCTCCGCAACCTTTTCCGCTCGGTCGTCTGCGGTCAGTCGCTTTTCGGTGTGGATTGACGTCGCTGATGTGGTGGGAATCCTGAACAGTTGACCGTCTTCGGCGCCAACGCTGAGGTCGGTTTCGACTGCGTGCAGGGTTGTTTCGAGCTTCGGGAGGATGAAACCATCATCGGAGTATCCAAGATCGGACGGTTTCGACAGGCAACGCGCCCAGCTTGAAACCCACGCCCAGAACGGCCGCACGGCGTAGCCTTTCAGCCGATACCGGCCCATCTCCGATTGATCCGAGATGAACCATCGCGCCAGCATCTCGCTTGAATCCATGACGCCCAGGAACTGGCAATGCTGCCCAAGTTCCATATGATCGTTCGGAGCTGGCGTAGCGGTCGCGGCCATGAGGTACGGAATGTGAGATCCGAATTCCATTAACTTTCGCGTCGTCGCCCCGGTGAACGATTTCAAGATGGACGACTCGTCGCCCGCCAGGGCGCAGAACGCGCGCGGATCGAACAAGTGCAACCGTTCGTAGTTGGTGATATTGATCCCCGGCTTTACGTCGTCATGGCTTTTCACGTATCGCGCATCGATACCGAAACGGCGCGCCTCTTTAACGTGCTGCTGCCCGACTGCGATCGGTGCGAGCATCAGAGTCGGCTTGTTGTGCTCCTCGGTCAGAACGCGCTGCCATTCCAGTTCGATGAATGACTTGCCCATTCCGGTATCAAGGAACTGCGCACCGCAACCGACGCGAAGCGCGAACTCGGTGCATTCCCGCTGATATCCGAACAAGCTCGGATGCAGGTCGAACGAGTCGCGTTTCAGTCCGCGCTCGGGAACTCGTCTCGCTTTGGTCGCGAGAAATTCGTGATAATCTGTCGTTGTCATTGGTCGCCCTCCTGCGGCGATTGGTGGAAGTGATCCGGCGACGTTTGCCCGTCGTCGGGTTGCGAAAAATCATCGTCTGCGCCTGGTTCACGTTCGAACTCAGGGCACGTATCGCGGGCCTGCCGACGCCAGAACAGGCACATCAAAAGCGGCTTGTAATCGACAAGCGATGCGATGCTGTACTTGCACCAGCGGCATTCGTTCACAACAGCCCTCGGCCCCCATAAACGCCCGCGTTTGCCTTTGTTCGCCAGTATTCGGCGCGCGCTTCCTTGATCGCGGCCGTCTCCTTCGGTAGCGGCGCCCATGCGCAATCGCTGCCGTCCCATTGCCCCTTGCAGATAGTCCCGGCCCAGGTCAGAAGGAGTAGCGTTTTGCCGTGCGGAGGTGGCTGTTCGCTCGGTAGACGGAGCCGGTACGTTGAATCTGTTTCGACGGTCATGGGCCTACTCCGGGTCCGATCCGGTTCTATCTGCCGCTCTGCGCTCTGCGGCAAACTGTTTGCGAGCGTGATGTTCGATGGCGTGTCGGACCATCTGCCGAACGCAAGCGGATTGACTGAGGCCGTGCGATTCGGCCATGTCTTTCAGTCCTAGCCAGTCGGCGCCGGTCAGGTAGACCTTTACGCAGATATCCTTTTCATCTGGTGTCATGCGATGCTCCAAAAAAATCCCGCAGTCGGACTATTCCGTGCTGCGGGTAATGGGAGGTAGAACACACCCCGATATTTCCGCGTCGGTGGCGCGCGGAGAAATGGTCACGCTGCCCTCTTTTTGCAGCGTCGTTTGTGCAGTGCGATGAGTTGTTGCCCGTGGCGCC